GCTTCAGCAGTAGTCTCACGCAGAGGTAATGACTCATTTCGGGGTTTGTTCTCCGATACTTGGGCAGTTACTTGCACCTTAAACGCTGGCTCACTAGCCGATGGTGTGGGTGAAACAGATGATGTAACAGTTTCTGGTGTCGCTTTGGGTGACATGGTTATTGGCGCATCTTTGGGTGTGGATTTGGTGGGTTTGACAGTTACTGGCTATGTCAGTGCCGCAAACACAGTCAAGTTCCGCATTCAAAACGAGTCAGGTTCTACAGTGGACTTGGCATCTGCAACCATGAAGATCGTCATTGTTCGCATGGTTTAAGTGATTGGGGGGCTAGTCCCCCCTTTCTCATTTTGGGGGTTTTATGGCTACTTTTAAGTGTCTGCAATCTGGTAATCTTGTGACTTTTCATAACCAAGTTGATATTGATTCAATGAAAGGTCATCAGGGTTATGTGAGGGTAGATGAAGTAGAAGTAACCATAGAATCTGTAGAATCAGAAATCAGAACAGATACCGCCTTTCGTGCGCCTGTCATTCCAACAATTAAGCGTATGGGAAGACCCAGAAAGGTAGCTTTAAATGTCTGATGAATTTGGTGCAAGAGACTTTGGCAAATTAGAGGCTCAAGTCGAGGCTTTACAGAAAGAAATGCACATTCTTAGTGCAGATGTAAAAGCCTTACTAGAACTTGCCAATAAGTCAAAGGGAGGCTTTTGGATGGGCATGACCATAGCCTCATTTGCTGGTGGCGTGATTACTTTCATTGCCGATAGGTTGTGGAAATGAAAGAAGGACTCTTATCAGGTCAAGTCTGTCCTTTACCTACTCAGGACATCGAACTTAATCTGAAGAACCGAAACAATGCTTTCAAGAACTTTGGGTATGGCGCACCAGACCCCAATCTTCCAAATCATGCGTTTTGGCTGAAAAAAGCCAAGATGTACAACGCTACTGTTGATGATGTCAAACAAATGCGTTGCGGTAACTGTGCCGCATTTATCCAAACTCCAAAAATGATGCAGTGCATCAAAGATGGTTTAGAAAAAGGAAAGAGTTCTGAAAATGAACTTGACTACGATCAGCAGTTCATAGATGCCGCTGATCTAGGGTTTTGTGAATTGTTCCACTTTACTTGTGCGGCACTCCGCACTTGTGATGCTTGGAAATCTGGTGGTTCAATCAAGAAGGACTGATATGAAGGCAAAACCTAAAACTCCCCCTGCGCCCTCTAAAAAGGGTATTCCTATCGCAATCATGGTCGCAGTTGGCAAACCAAAGGGTATGCCTGTGCGTGGTGGCAGAACTGCTACTAACATGATGAAAAAATCTTCAAGAGGTAAATAATGGCATCTTTATCTTCCGCAAGCACATTACTCAATGGTGTAACTGCCACTGGTGCATCAAAAGCAGTTCAAGTCGATGCTGGTGCGCCAGCATTTTTGCAAGTCAATGGGATTACCTCTGCAACAGTTGTTTTACAAGGTAGTCTTGATGGTACAAACTGGTCAACATTAGGCTCTGCCTTGACTGCTGACGGGTTGGTAACTGTGGCTAATGCTCCCAAGTATTTGCGAGCCAATTGCACAGTTTATGTATCTGGCACGATCACAGCCAAAATCTTGTACTAAGGAGAAACCCTATGAAGAAACCCACAATGGCTCAGAAAAAGGTTGGAAAAGTCATGCACGAGTACAAAGAAGGAACTTTGCATTCTGGCTCTAAAAAAGGCAAAGAAGTGACTTCTCGTAAACAAGCAATTGCTATTGCCTTGTCTGAGGCAGGAATGTCCAAGCCAAAGAAGAAGATGAAATGAAGCAAGGACTCTACGCCAATATTCATGCCAAACAAGCCAGAATCAAGGCAGGGTCTGGCGAGAAGATGCGTAAGGTAGGTAGCAAGGGTGCTCCTACTGCTGAAGCCTTTAAACAGGCGGCAAAGACTGCAAAGAAACCTAAAAAGGTGAAGTAATGAAAACTCCAGCTTGGCAACGCTCCGAGGGCAAAAATCCCAAAGGGGGATTGAATGCCAAGGGGAGAGCATCTTATAATGCAGAAACTGGTGGCAACTTGAAAGCACCAGTAAAGTCGGGGGATAACCCTCGCAGAGCAAGTTTCTTGGCTCGCATGGGCAATATGGCTGGTGCAGAGTACAAGGATGGTGAACCGACAAGACTGCTTCTTTCGCTGAAAGCATGGGGTGCAACCTCAAAAGCTGACGCAAAGGCAAAAGCTAAAGCGATTTCCGCAAGGAACAAAGCGAAGGCAAGCAGATGACATACTTAGAACTTGTAAACGATGTTTTAGTCAGGTTACGAGAAGAAACAGTTGCTACTGTTTCTGAAACTACTTACTCGTCTCTGATTGGTAAATTTGTTAACGATGCAAAGCGTCAGATTGAAGATGCTTTTGCATGGAATGTGCTTGGCACAACGATTACTCTTAGCACTACATCAGGCACATATTCTTATGCTTTGACAGGTGCTGGTCAAAAATTCCAAGTTCTTGATGTGTTGAATGTCACAAGTAACATTCGCATGAAGAACATTGATTTTGCAACCATGAACAGGTTTCAGAATTTCTCTACTCCTGTTAATGGAATCCCTGCCTATTACGCATTTGATGGTGTTGATGGTAGTTATGACACCAAGGTAACGATCTATCCTCGCCCTGATGGTGTTTACAGCATCCCATTTAGCCTGACAGTTCCTCAAGCCACATTGTCTTCTGACTCAACTGTTATCAAAGTTCCTGACACATTGGTTGCTCAGAATGCTTATGCTCGTGCTTTGGTTGAGCGTGGTGAAGATGGTGGGCTGTCTTCATCTGAGGCTTATTTGCTCTACAAAGCAATGTTGTCTGATTACATTGCATTGGAAGGCACACGCTATCCTGAGAATCAGGAGTTTGTTGCGATATGAGCCAACCTATTCAGACTTTCAGCATCTCAGCCCCCGGCTTCTATGGGCTGAATACTCAAGATTCGCCTCTTGATTTGAATGCTGGATTTGCATTGGTTGCAACAAACTGCATCATTGACCAGTATGGTCGTATTGGTTCACGCAAAGGTTGGTCAAGAGTCAATGCTTCTTCTGGTGACTTGGGCGCAAATGATGTCAAAGTCATTCACGAATTGGTACAAGCTGATGGAAGTTTGACTGTTCTCTTTGCTGGAAACAATAAGATATTTAAGTTAGGTACATCAAATGCGGTGACAGAACTCACTTATGGGGGTGGGGGTACTGCACCAACCATCACTGCAAGCAATTGGCAATGTGCGTCATTGAATGGCATTACTTACTTCTTTCAGTCTGGTCACAATCCATTGATCTATGACCCTGCTGTATCGACTACAACATACCGTAGAGTTTCAGAAAAAACTGGTTATCAAGCTACAGTTCCTGATGCTGACATTGTGATTTCAGCGTTTGGTCGTTTGTGGGCGGCTAATACAACTTCTATCAACTCTACTGTTTACTTCAGTGATTTGATTTCAGGTCATGTGTGGTCAACAGGCACTGCTGGTTCATTGAATGTGAACAATGTATGGGTCAATGGTGCTGACCAGATCACTGGTTTAGCGGCTCACAATGGTTTTTTGTTTATCTTTGGTAAGCGTCAGATTCTTGTTTACCAAGGGGCAACAACACCATCAACCATGTCAATCAGTGACACTGTTGAAGGTATTGGTTGTATTGCTCGTGACAGCATCCAAACCACCAGCACTGATGTATTGTTCTTATCAAACTCTGGTGTCAGATCGTTGATGAGAACGATTCAAGAGAAGTCTGCGCCAGAGAGAGACTTATCAAAGAACATTCGCAATGATTTGATGGGTGCTGTGGCTGGTGAAACATTGACAAACATCAAGTCTGTGTATTCAGAGCGTGAAGCTTTTTATTTGCTGACAACCCCTAGCATTGATACTACTTGGTGTTTTGATACCAAGGCATATTTGCCTGATGGTTCTGCAAGGGTAACAACATGGGATTCCATTACGCCTAAGTCTTTTTTGTCTCGCAGAGATGGAAGTCTTTACATTGGTAAGAATGGGTACATTGGGTATTACAACACTTATCAGGATTACGATACTTCTTATCGAATGTTGTATTACACAAACCATGCTGATCTTGGTGACCAGAATGTAACTTCAATTCTGAAGAAACTGTCAACAGTGGTAATTGGTGGCTCTAATCAAGTTTTGACATTCAAGTGGGGATTTGACTTCAAGACCAACTATTTATCTGCAAATGTGACTATTCCAACGCAAGGTGTATCGTATTATGGTATTGCTGAGTATGGCGCAAATGCCACAACGATTGCTTACTATTCTGATGGTGTTGCATTGCAAACATTGACTGTTCCTGCAACTGGAACTGGTAAGGTTGTGCAAACAGGTTATGAATCAGACATCAATGGTTTTGCCTTGTCTATTCAGAAGATTGAAATTCAAGCTAAGAATGGAAAGATGACTTAAAGGAAAATTATGAGTGATTACACTAAAAGCACAAACTTTGCTACCAAAGACAATTTGTCTTCTGGCAATCCTTTGAAAATTGTCAAAGGTACAGAGATTGATACTGAGTTCAACAATATTCAAACTGCCATTGCAACTAAGGCTAATTTGGCAAGTCCTACATTTACAGGAACAGTAGTAATACCAACTGCAACCATAACAACTGCAACCATATCTGGCGGTACTATTACTGGTATTACAGATTTGGCTATTGCTGATGGTGGTACTGGCGCATCTACAGCCGCAAATGCACGAACAAATCTAGGTCTGGTAATTGGCACTAATGTACAGGCTTGGGATGCTGATTTAGATACATGGGCAACAAAAACTGCTCCTAGTGGAACAGTTGTTGGAACAACCGATAGCCAAACATTAACAAATAAAACATTAGGTTCTGGTACTGTATTTAATTCAAGTATTGTAAATTCTGGTACTGCTGTGACTGCTAGTGGTACAAGCGTTGATTTTACAAGTTTGCCTAGTTGGGTAAAGCGCATTACTGTGATGTTTAATAATGTTAGTTTAACTGGGCAAACAAGTATTCTTGTGCAATTAGGGACAGGATCAACGACATACACGACAGCTGGCTATTCTGGTGGTGGGGCAAGATTTGGCGCATCCTCTGTTGCTTCAACTAGTTTTACAGCAGGGTTTGGATTTAATAATGATACTGCGGCGGCAGTGATTGGTGGGAGTATGACCATCACTAATGTAACTAGCAATACATGGTCTGCATCTGGTATTTTTGGTGAAAATTCTGGTGAGTTTATGTGTATGACAGGCGGCTCAGTTGCACTTGGAGCATTACTTACCGCTGTTCGCATCACTAGCGTCAATGGAACGGCTAGTTTTGATTCAGGAATTATAAATATTTTATATGAGTAAAAATATGAATAATAAAAATACTAAGTGTCGATCTTATATTACTGTCTATGTATGGAAGCGCACAGCATGATGATGCAAGACCCTGAATATCGTATTACTCATCACTTTAGTGATGGGTTATATGCTAAAGAATCATTCTTCACTGCTGGAATGAGTGTCTTGAAACATACGCATGATTTCAGCCATTTGTCGATATTGGCGCATGGAAAGGTTGCTGTTTTGCATGGAACTGAAATTGACATTGTTTCTGCGCCAGCGTGTATTGAGATCAAAGCAGGGTTGACTCATGGTGTCAAAGCAATAACAGATTGTGTTTGGTTTTGTATTCATGCCACTGACGAAAAAGACCCGTCAAAAGTGGATGAAATTTTGATTAAGGGAGATTGATATGCCTATAGCCGCCGCCACAATTATGGGAGGTGCATCACTGTTAGGTGGTGCAATGCAAAGTAAAGCCGCTAAGAGTGCGGCTCAAGAATCTGCACGAGCACAACTTGAAGCGGCAAGAATTGCGGCTGAAGCGGCTAAGTTTCGCCCTGTTGGTGTAACTACTCGCTATGGCAGTTCCAACTACCAGTTTGATCCTAGTGGCTATCTAACTAGTGCTGGTTACACAGTTGCTCCTGAATTACAAGCCTATCAAGATCGATTACAGGCTCTTACAGGCGGTGCTTTGACTCAAGCGGAGATGGCACAGCAACAGTATGCTCCGCTTCAACAAAGTGCTACAGGGTTGTTTGGATTGGGTCAACAGTATTTGGCTCAAAGTCCTGAACAAGTAGCGGCTCAATACATGGCACGACAGCAAGATTTGCTTGCTCCTAGCCGTGAGCGTCAATATGCTCAGTTGCAAAACCAGTTGTACCAAACAGGTCGTGGTGGATTGTCTGTAGGTGCTACAGGTGTTAGACCAAGTGGTGCGGCTGGTTTGGGTGCAACAACTCCTGAGATGGAAGCCTATTACAACGCATTAGCGCAACAAGATGCGGCTTTGGCGGCTCAAGCTCAACAGGCTGGTCAACAACAAGTGGCATTTGGCACAGGATTGCTTGGTCAGGGTGCTGGGTTGCTTGGACAGTATCAAGCTGGTCAGGTTGGTGCTTTGAGTCCATTTAGCACATATTTGGGTGCTGGCTCTACTATTGAATCTCTTGGTCAACAACCTTTGGAAATGGGTTCTGCATTGGGAGGTCGTGCGGCTACGGCTGGTGCTAATGTTGGTCAATCATTGCTTTATGGCGGGCTTGGTGCGGCTAAAACAATTCAAGGTGCGGCTGGTAGCGGATTGGGTCTTGGGTTGATGAATTTAGGTAGAAGTCCTGAGTTTGGTTCGGCTATAGCGAACTGGTGGGATAAACAAGATTTTGGATTTGGCGGCTCTCCTACAAATGCGTCTGGATACAGTATTTCTCCAAATGCGTACAGTGGATACTATGGAACAACTCCATCAGCTAATTTGACCAGAAGTCCATTTGGTTCTTAAAGGGTAAATCATGGCAACATCAGAAATCTTGGGATTATTTACTACTCCACAGCAGTATGAGCAACAGCGTCAAGCGGCTATGGAAGCGCAAGCCTTGCAAATGGCAAAACTTAGTCCAATGGAACAAGGACAATTTGGTATTGCTCTTGGCGCACAGCAATTAGGTCGTGCCATTGGTGGTGCTTTAGGTGGAGAAGACCCACAACTCAAGATAATTTCACAGCGTCAGGCTTTAGCTGGTCAACTTGACCCATCTAATCCTGAGTCTTATATGAAGGTTGCACAGATTGCCGCACAGTCTGGAGATCAACAATTTGCTATTGCTGTTGCTGATGCAGGAAGACAAGCCGCTGTTCAAGTTGCACAAGCAAATAAAGAGCGTCAATTGGCTGTACCAGCAGACATCCAAAAAGCGCAAATGATTCCTCAAATTCAAGACGCTTTAGATCAATACAAGGCATTACCCCCATCACCTGAAAGAGATAGAGCAATTCGTATTTTAGAAAATCAATTGAAAGTTTTGGTTGGAGAGAAGGCAACCAACATTGCCGCACCATTGCAAGTTGCCAATCGAATTGCTGAAATTACTAGAATACAAGCTAATCTTGATCCTGCAAGTCAAGATTACAAAATTCTTCAAGCTGAAAAAGACCAACTTCAAAGACCAGAAAAACCATTTACACCAGCGGCACAACTTCAAGTTGCATCTCGTATTGTTGAGATTGTTAAGGCTCAAGCTAATTTAGACCCAAATAGTGAAGAATATAAATTGCTTGAGGCTGAAAAAATACAACTTCAAAAACCTGAAAAGCCAGAACCAAGAATTTCTGTTGGTTCTGATGCAGAAAGAATTTCACTTGAATTGTTCAATGTTAATTATGGAGATTTAAACCAGACTCAAAGAGCCGCTGTAAACAAACGAATTGAGACTGAAGCAGTAGCAAAAGCACCAAAAATAACTGTTGATCTTAAAGACCCAACTGCTGTAGCTAAAGCCAATCTTGATGTTATGAATAAGTGGGAAGGGTTCTTGAAGGCTGGCGGTGATGTTGAGACTGCAAGTAGATTTAAGGCTTTGCAATCTTCTGTGGCTTTAGCTCAAGGTGGAAACCCAGCCGCTGATGGCGCAACAATATTTAATATTGGTAAGATTTATGACCCATCTGGTGCTGTGCAAGAAGGTGACAAAAATACCATTCTTGGAAATCCATCTATCCCACGAAAAATCCAACTTTTAGCTCAAAGAGTATTTGAGGGTGGAAGTCTTACTCCAGATCAACGCAATGAATTGTTAAAAGTTGGAACTGAACTTATTAAAGGCAAGCAAGATCAACTGAATATTTATCGTAAACAGTACATCAAGAAAATGAAAGACTTGGGTGGTACTGAAGAAGATATATTAGACCCATACCAAGGCTTAATTAAGCCTACTGGTGCATCTGTTGTAAGTCAAATACCAACTGGTAAATCTTCAGACCAACCACTTACAACACAGCAAAAAGGCAAAGTTGTAAAAAAATGGTCTGATCTTAAATAAGGGTTAATCATGGATATTGAACTGCCAAATGGGGTAATCATTAAAGACATTCCAGAAGGAACAACTTCAAATGAAGTAATGGCTAAAGCTATTAAAGCTGGTCTTGCTACTCCAGAAGACTTTAGGCGTGTTTTGGGTATGTCTGAACAAGTAACCCAAACACCACCTCCGCAAGTGCAATATAGAGAACCTTCTTTGGGTGAAAAAATTATTGGTGCTGGCGAGACAGGGTTAACGCTCTTTACTGGTGGCACTACAGGTCTTGCTGGTACTATTGGCGGTGCTTTATCTGGTGGCTATGAAGAGTTGAAATCTGGTCAATTTGGTACTCCAGAAGCGGCTAGAAGGATTGAGCAAAGAGCAGCATTGGCTGGTCAGCAATATACCTATATGCCAAGGACTCAAGCAGGGCAAGAACAAGTTAAATTTCTTGCAGAGGTTGGATCAGAACTTTTGCCACTTCAACCAGTAGTACCACTAGGTTTATTTACCCAAGGTACAGGACAAGCCATTGTGCCATCTATTCGGCAAGGAGTTTCTACTGTTCGTGGTGCTTTTAGCGAAAAGCCAATAATGCCAAGAATTGAGCCTACATTTGGTGAAAGTGTTGGGGCGGCATCTACGCCAATGGCTACACTTCGTGAAGCAACAGCGACTAATCTTCCTGTTCCTGTGACCTTAACAAAGGGCGCAAAAACCCGTGAGGCTGAACAACTTGCATTTGAAAAAGAACAAATGAAGGGGCAGTTTGGTGAACCTTTGCGTAAAAGAATTGAGCAAAACAACCTTGAGGTTCTTCAAAACTTTGATGCCTTAATGGAGATGACAGGTGCTCAAGCGGCACAATCTGGATTTGCGGCTACAGGAAACAAAGTAATTGATGCTTTGTCTCAAGGTTGGCAGGGTGCTAAAGCAAAGACCAGTGCGGCATATGCAAAGGCTGAAAAAGCTGGTGAACTTCAAGCACCAGTAAAACTTGATTCATTGGCTGATTACATCAATCAGAATCTTCCAGAATCAACAGTTGCCCCTATTCTTAATGTTGCAAAAAACAAGGGAATTCAACTTGGAATCCTAGAGCAACTTGATGATGGAACAGTCAGAGCATTGCCAGCAGATTTAAAAAATACTGAGTTATTGCGTCAAAGCATTGGCAAAACAATTGGCATAGAACCAACAAATAAGAAGTTTGGTAGTGAACTTAAACAAGTTATTGATGCATCTACAGAAGGTGTTGGCGGTGATTTGTATAAGCAAGCTAGAGCATTGCGTGAGCAACAAGCTCGAAAATTTGAAGGTCGTGCTATTGTTGCCAATTTACTCACAAAAGTAAAAGGCAAGGATGACCCAAAAATTGAGGCTAGTGAAGTATTCCAAAAATCAGTTTTGAATGGCAGTCCAGAAGAAATCACATTCCTCAAGCGTGTCCTGTACACCAGTGGTAAAGATGGACAGAATGCTTGGAAAGAGATTCAAGGCTCAACTATCAATCACATCCAAGAAGTTGCAACAAGTGGTGTTGGAACTGATTCAATGGGAAGAAAGATTGTTTCTCCAGCAAAGCTCAATGACGCAATACAAAGCCTCGATAAAAATGGCAGGTTGGACATTGTGCTTGGCAAAGACAAAGCTCAAAAGGTTAGAGACTTAAATGAAGTTTTGCAGTATGTTCAAACAGTACCGCCAGGAACTTTGGTAAATACATCTGGTACTGCTGGCACTATTTTGTTGGCAATATCAGAGGTTGGTGGTGGTCTTGCATTTACAGGTTTGCCAGTACCTGTTTTAGCGGGTATTCGTTATGCAAATCAATTTGTAAAAGACCGCAAGCTAAAAGCACGAATTGAAGATGCTTTGAATAAGGGAGACTGAAATTGACCCAATCACAATTTGCCTCATGGCGACAGGGCTGGTCAAGCAGATTCAGCAAGGTGTTGACCTTTACAAGCAAGCCAAAGATCAGTTTGTCCAAGTTAAGCGA